CACAGTAGCTGACACAGTAGGTGACACAGTAGGTGGTACTACTATAATAAAGAATAATAAAGATAATAAAGAAAATAAGTTAGCCAAAATTAAAATTTTGGATCGCAAAAAAATATTTGCAAAAGAATGTCACGATGCTGGGATCCTGAAAGGGGATAACCTGGAAGGCTTTATCGATTATTGGAGTGAGCATAACCCATTAGGCAAGAAGATGAAATTTGAAATGGAAAAGACCTGGAGTACCAATGGTAGGATGCGAACCTGGGAACGAAGGAGTAGAGTAATCAATAAAACCGAACTGGTGAAAACTCCTCATGTAGAGATTAAGAAGTCTTGGGTAGGTTATTGTGTTGAATGCCATGATAAGAAAGAGTTTCCTAATGGGGAGCCTACAGGGGCAGGAGATAAGATATGCCAGAAGTGTGGGGACCACTATTACCAAACAAAAAATATGTATCGACATGAGTTGTCACAGAGAAACCCACAGCTTACAAAAAAAAAGAATCTCAAACCAAAAAAAACCCATCTGTCCAACGAAGAAATATTCAAGAAGATTGGTTTTAATATGAAGTCGGTTGCATGAGTCACATCATTGATTACATTATTGATAAAACCACAGATAGAGCAGTACGGAATCGCAACAGGGTGAAACAAATGAGAAAAGACTATCAAGGGGAACGAGCAGACAAAAGGCTTAAATATTGTACTGATTGCGAAGAAATATGGGAGTACAATAGGTATGATCGTAAAGTAACAAGCAAATATAACATATTTTATTATTCTCATGTCCCTTCTTACAAAAAACACCGAGAATTATGTCCACGATGTTTAAAAGTTCCTAAATGGTGTGACTTGTGTGAAGAGGACAAGCACAGATCCGAAGTAACAAAAGATGAAGGGATCTGGGTGTGTGAGCCCTGTAATGACAAATATCCAAAAAATGACACAGGCTAAACAAAACAGAATTGAAGATTTATTCAGACATATCCAATAACTATTGTTTAGTCTGTTGTCAGAAACATAGGAGAACCAATGAGAAAACCACATTCAAAAGAAAGAAAGAAATTTCAAAAAAAATACATAGATATGTTAATACATAGTATGCCAATTCATAAACTGGTTAGTGAATATAAAATACTTACTCGAATGAATCTATATCGTCTTTCTGATAGGGAATTTATAGAAATGGTAGGGGACATGGAGACCATAGATGGATTTCACAGTGTTCATCAATGGCAGGATTTTATTGAATTTTATGAATATGTAGAGGGCAAAAAATGAGATACTATTGGGAAGCATTGTTCAGCGTAGAGTATTTCCCATACTGGGAGTTTACCATGCTGATGGTATTATTGCTGAATTTAAGTGCATTGTATAGACTACACAGGATTGAAAAGAAGATAGATGACTATGATGGATTAATGGGTTTTTATCTTGAGTTATTAACTGATATTAACAAAAGATTAAAAAAATAACAAAAAAGTAACATTGGGCGTATGAATTTGTTAATAGATGAAACCAAATTTGCCCAACAATGGGTGAAATTACTTTATATATTGTTCAAGGGATTATTACCCTAATTGCATTTTATCTGGGGGCTTGGATATACCATCGAGGTCAGATGGACAAGTCCCCTTCTCCTACTTTAAATCTAAACCAAACCGAAACAGAGGAACTACCGAATTGGGATCAGGTATGACTATTAATGTAGACTATTCCTTTGATGACTTTGAGGACATCCAGGTGTTGTGGGCACATTTGGCTGTGAGTTCCATGAGGTTTGGTTACTACCCTTCCGAGGTAATCATTGCCTACGCCTGACTTAACCGATAAACAAAAAATATTTTGCAAAGAGTACCTGGTTGATTTGAATGCGACACAGGCTTGTATTCGAGCAGGATACTCCAAAAAGACTGCAAACAGAATAGCATCTGAAAACTTGTCAAAACCTGTCATACACAATGAAATACAGCGTTTAAAAGCTATTCGGGAAAAGAAAGTTGGATTAACAGCAGAGAAAGTATTAAAAGACATTGAAAGAGTCAGGGAGAAGGCAGAAGGAAGCGAACAATTTAGTGTCAGCTTAAAAGCAAGTGAACTCCAGGGAAAACACCTGGCGATGTTTACTGAAAAGCACCAGGTGGATGGTGAAGTAAAAATGCCAGTAGTACAGATCGAGTTAGCTGATGTCTAAAATCAAATTAAATTTAAATCAAGCCAGGTTTATGAATTGTGATGAACAGGTGATAGCCTTTTTTGGTGGTATTGGTAACGGGAAAACCTTTGCAGGAATATTGAAAGGTATTACAAGAGTCCTGGATCCCAAGCAAAAGCCACAATTAGGGATGATAGCCAGGCAAACCTACCCAGAATTAAGAGACAGTACACAACGAACCTTTTTTGAACTATTACACTTATGTGGATTCCTTCCAGGTGTGCATTATGAATACAAAAAGCAGGAAAATAGGTGCATCTTCGCCAATGGGCATGAGATAATCTTCAGGTCATTGGATGATCCTGCGAAACTCTTATCGATTAACCTGGGATGGTTCTATATAGACCAGGCTGAAGAAGTATCCGAAGAGGTATTTCTTACGCTACTTGGTCGTTTAAGGGCGGTATCCACTCCGCAATGCTGGATCACAGGAAACCCATTAGGGCATAACTGGGTTTGGCATCGATTTATCCATGATCCCGTACCAGGGAATATCATGTTTAATGCCAAGACAGAAGAGAACATAAAGAACCTTCCTGAAGGCTATATAGACAGCTTAAAAAAGAATTACAATGACATTTGGGTAAACAGGTATCTGTATGGATCCTGGGATGCCTTTGAAGGACAGATCTATCCAGACTTTGAACCGAGCATTCATGTAGTAGCTGACTTTAATCCTGATCCATCCTGGAGAAGATTTATTGCTATCGATCATGGCAGAACAAATCCAACTGCTGTGCTTTGGGGTGCAGTAGATAACGATGACAAGATCTGGATCTATAGAGAGCATTACGAAGCTGGTCAAGATGCAGAGTACCATTGCAGAGCGATACAGGCTTATCAGAATGAAGGCAGATATGAAACCTATGTAATTGATCCAAGTACAGGACCAGGGAAGAAGGATGATCCAGAGACTATAGGCAATAGGTACAGACAGATGGAGATTCCTGTAATTGGTGCGAATAACGATGTCCAGGGTGGTATTGACAAGGTAACTGAATACATTAAGACCAATAGGCTATTTATTACCAAGTCCTGTGAGAATTTGAGAAGGGAAATGGTGAATTATCAATGGGAACAGCCCAGTGCATCCAGGATAGATCTAAACCAACCTGAAAAGCCACTGAAAAAAGATGACCATGCAGTGGATAGTTTACGATATATGGTTGGAGAAGTGGTACGAAGTGCCAAAAAACCAGATACCAAGTCAGATACAGAAAAATTTATCGATTCCATCGTTGTTGATGTGGATCATTCACAACCACAATGGGATAGTATCTAATGTCAAATTGGAAATACATTGCAAGAAACGATCCCCAAATAAAAGCCTGGTACAAAGATTTAAGAAAAAACCACCCAGGGGAGCCTGTAGATGTTGTTGAACATATGCAAAGAGGTATTGCATCGTTTGATGGTGGAAGAGGTAGGGGATATGATTATAAAACAGCCATTGAAGCAGGAGAAAGACCTTCCTTTGTCAAAGAAACAAATAATTATCGATGGATGAGTGATACCAAAGATGGAAAATGGTTAAAAGGTAAGAAGCATCCTACAAGAAATAAGAAATCAAATATCAAGGTTATAAAAATTAAATAATGTCGGTTACATACAGAGGAGAAACCTTTCCAGGATACAATAAACCGAAAAAGTATTCAGGTTCAGGAAGATTTAAAAAGAGAGTATTGGCAAAAAAAGGTGGCAAGGTAAAAATTATCAACTTTGGGCATAAAGGATATAAGCATAATTACAGCAAGGAAGCCAGGGATAACTATTTAAAGCGTAGTGCAGGAATCAAAAATAAAAGTGGTCAAAGCACAGCATCAGACAAATTTAGTGCAAATTATTGGAGTCGAAAGGAGTTATGGAATGCCTAAAGCATTTTGGGATAAAAAAAATCCAAAGAAGAATAGTAAAAAACTTACACCAGGACAAATAGCCTGGGCAAAGTCATATAGTAAAAGCAAAGGTTGGAAGTACCCTAACCTTATTGCAAATAGCATGGCATCAAGGAAAGCATAATGGCAGGAATGGATTATTATCCAGCAATGGACCAGGAATCAGCATTGGATCAGATTGCTGAAGCATCCGAAAGAATACCACAGGTAAGAGACTGGTTAGATAAGAGTAAGAAAGCCAGAGAGAATCAGGCAGATAGATGGCGTAAGAACGAAAGACTCTATTATGGTAGACACTGGGCAAACCCCAGTAAGGGAACCGAAAACCAGTCCAGGATGATATTTAACTTTCCATTAGCAGTAGTAGAGACAATCCTACCAATTATTAATGACTTTCAGCCTACGATTGATGTTATGCCACAACAGAAAAATGATGTATTCTTTGCAGACATGATGCAGAAGAGATTTCAGCAGATTGTAGACGAAACAGATTTATATGGTAAAATTATTCAGGCTGTAAAAGACAGTTTGATTTATTCCAATGGTTTTTTGCAAATCCTTCCAGTGGTTACAGAAGAAGGCGTGTTTAAGAGTTTTGACATCCAGGTCATTGATCCCTTTACAGTAGTTCCCCATCCATATGCCACAGACCTGGATCTCAAGGCTGGTGAATACTTTTTATTTGCTGTTCCAATGGAAACATCCAGGATATACAGAGAGTTTGGTGTGAAGGCTCCAGCAGATGGCAAGTTAGATGACTATAAAGCCTATCAAAAGGTCAATGATAATGGTGGAATTGAATCTGCGAATGTAGAATCGGAATACGATATGGCTCTTGTGATTGAATGCTATAGCAATGAAGCAGATAAAGAAAAATATCCATATGGAAGGCATACTGTTGTTGTAGGCGATAAGCTGGTAGTAGATGAACCATTAGAGCTCTACAGAATGCCCGTATTTATGGTATCCAATTATAAGAGTCCTCACAACTTTTGGGGTATTGGGGAAACAGACCTGGTACGAACCCAGACCAAAGCAATCAACGAAACTTTTTCT